ATAGATAAGTGACCATGTAACCTTGGATCTTCTTCAGAAGCCCTGATAATCCTATGCTCATGGTTTCCTAAACAGATAACCTTCTTAGGGTTATATTTTTTCTTCTTCCACACTCCACGCTTCTTGTTATAATCATCTATAGGTTTATTAAATCTCTGTGTAGCATCAATAGCTGAAGCTATATCGTCCCCATATCTCCTACCTTCTGCCTGTACCTTACCTACATCATAGGAAGATAGGGAGTGCATACTAGCCCTATCTCCTAAATCAATGATAAGATCAGGTTTCCTGTGAAGGGCGAACTTACCAGCCCATTCCATCCTATCATTGTTATGTTCAGGTGTAGCATGGCAATCAGGTATGATTAAAACTTCTTTCATATCTTAAGCCACCTCCCTTAACCCACAAGGTTTATCTTCATCGCACCTACCAAGGTACTCACAGTGGGGTTGGAGATGATTACATAGTGCAGGGTCAACCTTCTTTAACTCCTTCTCTATCTTTTTAAACACCATGATAGTATCAGTATGGCTAAGGAAACACAACCTCTTCCAAGACATCTGGATAAGAGACATAGCGTTAACTAACATAGAGTGGTTAACTGGTGTATATCTATTCTCTTTACCTGTACCACCTCTATCATCCCTCTTGCTCTGGACGAAGTGCGTGACACCTACATGGTGACGGCATAGATGGGTAGATACAAATGAAGGGATACCTCTCAGCTCAACCCAGAATAACTGAGTATAGATAGGGCTATGTTTACAGGTGTATATCCGATCAAGGGACATCTTAGACCAGACACCTTCAGGCATAGTAGCCTCACAAGCCTGTTGCATTATCCCTTCATCTGTTAATTTAGTTATCTTAACTTTCATTTTGTCCACTCCTCTGGCACTTTCATAAACGCAAACTCAAACCCATTCTTCTCACACCAATCAGAGTACCTGTGCTTGTGCTTAGTTGTTATCCAGTTGTCTTTCATGAACAGCATACGGATATCAAGTTTAGGGTTTGAGTCTCTAACAGCTAACATCTTAGTTCTATTAGGTGCTGTGAACTTCCCCTTAGCTTCTATATAAACCCCATTAGATAGTAGAAAATCAGGTAGGTATTTATGTTTGGTGAATACATCTTTAGCACCGCAAACCCTACACACACCACCTGTTTTCTTCTTCCAATAGCAAAGCTTATGGGGTTCAAACTGAAACTTAACACCCCTTTTCCTAAGATTAGCTGCTATAGACCTTTCAAAATTCGATCTGTATTTATTCCTCAAAGGGTACCCTTAGTAGTTGTTTGGTTTCATTAAAGAACTTTTCCGCATAGTTCCCGAACCTCTGCTTGTATAAGTTAAAGCAATACTCGCTTCTTTCTTTATCAGATAAGAGGGGTAACTTCTTAACATGAGCTGACTTCTCACCTACACCGTATAATCCAAGGATATTATCTGACTTGTCACCTATTATTACCTGTGTCCAGAAGTTGATACTCCCTTGATCTTCATTGATCTTAATCCACTCTTGTTTATTCCAGTTATAGTGCCAACCTACTATCTGTAGTAAATCTTTATCAAGACTACAGATAACTGTTTGATCTGTCTGGTATATCCCTAGTAAATCATCAGCCTCTAAACCTTTCTCACTTCTTGCTTGGTGATAATCTTTCATATATTCACGACAAGCAGATAGGTGGTGGGGTTTTCTTAAACCCTCTCTGTTCCCCTTATATGGTAGGATAGTAGCTATACTATCTCTGATGTTTTCTCTACCAGATAGATATATTTGATAGATAGGTAGATCAGTGTCATTGACAATATTGTCCAAGAACATATTAAGAGAGTGTTCAGTTTTTTCCCATGCTTCTGGTTCATATATTACCTCTATGTTTTTTTCTTTATACCCTGTAGGTAGTTCATGTTTATATGAATACCTTTCCCCTTTATAGCTATAAAACTTACCATCACAGGCAGAGGATACAGCATAAGCTACTATATCCCCATCAATTAAAGCTGTAGTCAGGTTGTCTTTATCCATTCTCTCCTCTTTGTTTTTTCAAGAGCTTCAAGGTGGGGTAACGGTTTGTCAATATTCTTGTGACTCCATAACCAGTTATCTTCTTTTCTCTTTGTCCAACCCTTGCCCCAAAGATAAATACATTCTTCAAGATAGAGACCAAACTCAAACTTCTCTGAGTTGTTAAAATGGAACCTCATCATTAAACTCTGTATCCTCTTCTTCAATCTCAAACTCTAAACCACCACCACCATATGGTATATGTTCAACAACCTGAACAGCTACTAGATCAGCACCGATATAGTCATACTTCTTAGACTTCCATGTTTTATACTGTACTCGAACCTCTGATCCATTACCAATAAGTTCATTAAAAGGTTTTCCTTTTGTATCTACTACAACAGGGGCTTTGTTTTTACCCTCTACCCCTTCTACTCTCCTACTAAACTTGAACCAACCATTCTTGTTTTTAGTAAGACCAGCCTTAAGTAAAGCTTTCTCATCACCATCAGATACCTCAAGATCAATACACCACTGGGGTTGAAATTTAGTATTAGGTGTTTGAACAGATGCCCAATTAGCTTTTCCAGATACAACACTCATAATAATCTCCCTTTTTTAATTAATAATCTTTTACCTGTTACCTTCTTTCTGTACCTTAGCACCTCCTCTATATCTTCTATATATATAGTATAACTATATTTAGATCGTTTGTCAAGAAAAATAATCTCTTAATGTGTATCAGACCATGTTTCCCCTATCTTCCCCTCAGCTTCTATCTTAACCCTGATCCCCATCTCCTCACCTGTAAGGGTAGCCTCCTTCTCTACCTGTTTCATTACCATGGCTGGAAACATACCACCTTGCACCTCAAACTGTAACTCATCATGGTAAGCTATTACCTGATGAGCTGGTATGTTATTATCCTTGATCCACTCATTACATCTTACCATCCACCTCTTAAAGATAACAGTAGCACCACACTGAAACAAAGAGTTAAGTAGTTTATGTTCTGATCTGATTACTATCTTCCTTTTATCTAACCCAGTAAGGTATCCCTTCTTTTTATACACCTCCTCTACCTTAGCTTTAAGTTCTTTGAGTGCAGGGTTTCCATTCCAAAACATATCTCTTAGCTTACCTCCTTCCTTAACTGGTTTACCAAGGGTATCAGCCAGCTTCTTAGCCCCTGCCCCATACATCAACGCATACAGCCCACCCTTAGCTGTGTTCCTTGTTACTCCCCATAGCCTTGCATTATGTTGGTGAAAATCCCCTTCCAGTACAAGCTCTGCTAATTCCTTACCACCCTTAAAAGGTAAGGAATAATGGCACATCACCCTTGCTTCTATGCCCGACAAATCAATACCGACAAGTTGACTATCAGGTGGTGAAGAGAAGAGCGATCTTAACTCCTCACCATACAAAGTGCTTGGTCTTGGTAGGTTACAGACGGATCTTTGATGCCGATACCTACCTGTCGGAGTACCACAAGTAACAGCCTCAGCAGGTACTCTTCCATCCTCTCTACAGGTAGCAATCATCCCCTTTGATTCATCCTTCTCATTCTTTACTATTCTCCTCCTATGGCTAATGATTTGTCTTTCAGCTATCAGCTTACCAGTATCTCCTTTAATTGTATTGAAGCTATCCTCTGTTAACTTAGGACTTGTCCTTCTCCAAGAACCATCCTGTTCCCTTACTACATTCCAATCTGTAGGTTTCCACCCTTCAGATAAGAGGTACTCTTTTAGTTTATGGGTTGAGTTAAGGTTAAATTTCTTAGGTTCTACCCTTGTAAACACCCCTTTAATTTTTGGTGTATCAAAACCCTTGAACCAATCCCTTACCGATTTACTAAGTTCTCCGTTCTTCTTATATGGTTTCTTAATAGGTACTGAGAAGGGGTTGTGGTACACAGAAGGTAACACTTTATATAGACTGTTGTCTATCTCCTTCCTTTTACTATCCAACTCTTTAACTAACCCTTCAGCTTTCTCCTTATCAAACCATACACCCCACTCTTCCTGTTCTTGGTGAATCTTAGCTACCTTATGCTCAAGCTCTATAGCCTCACCCCACCCCTTAATATCTCCTACTATTTTATTAAATAATTTAAGGTTGATCTTAACATCTTCCTCACACCTGTTCAAGATAGAGATATTAAACTCAGACCAATCATGAATCTCTGGTTTCTTAGTACCTAATCTCTCACCCCAAACCTCAAGACTATGGCTACCTATATCAGGATACATTAACCTTGAACAGATAAGGGTATCAAGAACTATCCCTTGATACTCCCTACCTGTCAGCTTCTTAATAAGTGGAAGATCATAACCTATGATATTGTGACCTGCTAAACCATCTTGATCCATTAGATAATCAACACCCCACCTGATATTAGTAGTCCACCCATACAAGTCTGTATCGGTATTGTACCAGCAGATAAGGTGTATCTTAGTAGCCTTATCTAATAACCCATCAGCTTCAATATCAAATATTAACATCTTTTCATATCCAATCAACAGTAGTTTTTAGATCTGTCAACTTTCTCACCACCTCAATACAGTGATCTACACTGTTACACTTCAACACCCAATCCTCTATTAATAACTCAAACATATATCCCCCAACCTGTTGTACCTTATCCCAATCCCAAGAAATATGAAGCTCAACAATATGTCCCCTTAACTTATTACATAATACCAATTCATCTTCCAACTCTTTTAGGTTTACCATAACCATTCTAAAATCCTCTCTATTGTGTGATTGATTAGCTTCCCTTACCTACCCCTTACCTCTTACCTTATCGTTCCATAGCGTGCTTGTATGGAGCTAATAAGATATATCTTAGAAGTCTCCCTTGCCTGTTCCAAGCTCAAGCTCTTCAAGAGTACCTGATTCTTTATTGAAGAACAGTTCGAGAGTCCCTGTTTCACCTGACAACCTATTCTTTATTATCCGTAAGGTTACAGTGTTTCGATCCACTTCATCTTCAGCCTGTTGATCTCTCTCAAGTCCCCACATATCAGTTGACCACCGCCATAAAGCCCTACTACCAGTGAACTGACCACCTAATACCTTTGCCCCTGTAGCGTGATCTATATTAACTCCCTTTGGATTATTAAGATGGGATACAAGAAAGATGGTGATATCAAGAGAGATGACAAGGGTAGATATATCAGCCATGATTTTATTTAATAGATCATTAGCTTCAGAGCTGGATAAGTGAGCTGTTAAGGCAGTCATAGGATCAATAAATATCCACTTAATATTCTCACTTGCCATGTATCTTATAATATTAACTATATCCCCCCACTTTTTAAACCCTTGACTGTCATATAAAGATATATGAGGCGCAACTTGGTTAAGAACTTCTTGTACCTCATCTTTATTATAGATGGTGTCAGGTAAATGAAGTCTTTTGTTTACTATACCCCCTATTAGTTTCTTCATTGTAAGAGCAGGGGATTCTTCGAGGCTGAAAATACCTACCTTTTCCTTGTGTTCAAAGATAAGGTGTTTAATTATCTCATTGATAAAGCAAGACTTACCAGCCCCAGGACCTGCCCCTATAGATATAATTTGCTGTGTTCTAAGTCCGTATGTTAACCTGTTCAAATCTTTAAATTTA